CTGGATATTTTTGGGTATGACAATATGGCCACCATTTGGGGCAGTATTATTAAGCAAAATTTTTTCAGCATTTCCAAAATTCAAAATCAAAAAATTAAAAAAACCAAAAACCAAAATTCAAAATCAAAAAATTAAAAAAACCAAAAATCAAAATTCAAAATCAAAAAATTAAAAAAACCAAAAATATCCAGAACTTTGTTCTGAACCGGAATTCAAAGAATTCACTGGAAAATTTAAATCAAAATTTAAAATAATAATATTAAAAATATTATTATCTCATCAAATTATTCAACCTCTTATAAATGGTTTAGTTCATTGTGTAAGTTAAATATATATGTATTAAATCATATAATTATTTTATCATATTAATATATATATAATAACCGATAGCATGTTTCAAATAAAACCATTGAAAAGCGCGAGAGATGGTATTCATAAAACACAGGCCCAATCAAAATACATACTGCCACCTCCCGGTACTTCGATTTTCTGTGGTAAAACCGGTAGCGGTAAAACTACTATTGTTGCTAGATTATTAAAAGATAATAATAAATTAAAAGATTACTTCGATAAGATATATGTATTTTGTATGTCTCCATGTATGGACCTTATAGAGCATGTACCACAAATAGAAGAAGATCATATGTTCACAGAGGATGACCCCTCAAAACTTGAAGAACTATATGAAAGAAATAAAAGAATGGTAAAAGATATGGGTTTCAAAACTGCTCCTCATACTTTATTTATATTAGATGATATAGTCCAGTCAAATTCATTTATGAACTCAAAAGTTTTAAAAGATGTATTTTTCGGAGGGACACACGCCAAATGTAGTTTATGGTTATTAACTCAACATTATAAATCAGTCCCTAAAAGATTACGTATGAATGTCCATAGTATTGTATTATGTCATGGAGTTAATAAACAAGAAATAGAAGCATTTTCAGAAGAGCATCAATCAGCATATTTAGATAAAAACCAATTCAAAGAACTAGTAGAATATGCTATTAAAGAACCATATAGTTTTATGTTTATTAATTATACAAATCCAAATAAGAAAGAAATATATAGAAAAAAGTTTGATGAAATATTAATTATTGAATAGCTTTTAATTCTTGATAAAAATCATTTAACTCATATATATCTAAGTTTATATTTCTATTACAATAATATCCATAATTAAAATGTTCATTTGGGTCTATCTTATTTTTATAACATTCGATAACTAAACGCCCTATCTCTTTCTTCAATAACTCCCTATCGCCTATAAACTCATCATTCTTTAAACTTTCTAATTCTTCTTTATTAGATTTAATTATTATTTGTTTTAGTTTATAATTATCTTTATTCATATGTTTTCTCTTATGTTGATTGTAATATTTTCTCTGGTATGACCAATAACCACATAAACCACATTCAAATTTAATAGGTGGATTGCTCCTAGTCTTATGCCCTTTTGTTCTTTGATGTTCTTTTAGTTTAGAAGGAAATTTAAATTCAATATTACAAATATCACAATTATAATTCATAAATATTATATAATATAATAGTATATAATATATTCTTATAAATGCCCATATTTAAGAAATCAACAAGAAAGGGGAAAAAGTATATGGTAGATGTAAATAATAAATGGATACACTTTGGAGCATTAAAACCAGATGGAAAGGGTTATCAACATTACAAAGATAGCACAGGTTTAGGTCTGTATAGCCATTTAGATCATAACGATAAAGAAAGAAGAAAAAGGTATAGAGATAGACATAGTAAAATATTATTGAAAGATGGAACACCAGCATATAAAAATAAAAACCAGCCATCATACTGGTCATATTATTTTTTATGGTAGTATAAATAAAGTTATAATTATTTATAAGTTTATTTAATATCACATTTAAATTTATCATAGTATTTTCTAGCGATATCACAGTCCTGGTTTAAACGCTTCTGCTTACCCTCTTTAATCCTGTCTAACTTATTGACCAGTGCATATATTCTACTTTTGCCCCACTGTTCATCACTTAATTTTTGACTTCTAGGAGCATCTACATCTTTTTCATATGTCCCTTTCATTCTAACTGATTTAATATTAGACTTCCATGCTCCTCTACCTCGTTTATCAACTTCTTTTAAATCAGATAGAGAAACACCACTGATAGCACTTATTTCTTCTAATGATAGAGAACGTTCTCTGATATTATGTCTTCTTAGAAACTGAGTTTTATGAGTCATATTATATTATAAATTTATATAATTAATTATATAAATAAATCTTTATATTTTCCCCCATTATGAGGAGAGGCAATGCTCATCACATCAGCTAATATACGAAATTATAATAATACTAAAATACCTAAAAATAGTCATCTCGAAATAATCCAAATATTTATATAGTAATAGTTATGCTCCTCAAATACTAATAAATATTAGATTGATATATACATTATATACATTCAATTTTTAATGTGAATCCGAAAAAATATTGTTAATCCAATATGTTAGTGGTTGATAGATAATCCAATCTATACTATATATTTAGAAAAATATTTTTATATTATAAACAAAGTGGAGAAATTAAATTATTATTTACATTTGCTTTATCGTATAGCGATTTAATAGTTTTATTATTTCTTTGTTTTATTAGTCCATTATCTTTTATTATCATTTGTTTAGAACCAGTTATAAAGTTCATATTATCTACTATTAATTCATATCCATTTGATAATAATTTATAATCATCAAAATCTATTTTTTTATCCCCCTCTAATTTATTAATTGTTTTATAATATACTTTTTTATTTTCGTGGTCTATATATTTTTCTGTATATCTTTGTTTTGAATTCACCCCCTTCATTTTAATTGTTTTTGTTTTTAATATTGTTTTTTTGCCTTCAAATTCATATTCAAAATCTGTATTTAGAGCATACATTTTATTTCCTAATGTTATTAATTCTTTATAATGTGGGGTTTTTTTATTATCATCTCCTTCTTTACAACATAATTTTTTATAAGTTTTTTCCATATAATCCTTAACTTTCTTTTTGTATAATTTTTTATAAATTTTATCAAGTTTTTCTTTATCTTTTATTTTAGGATTATCTTTTTTAACTTTATCCATATATAACCCTTTTATTTCATCTTCATATTCATCTAACGCCTCATTTGTTAATTCTCCTAATTCATCTCCACCAGAACCAATAAAAGATTTAAATTTATCATTTTCATATATATTAAGGTCAGTTATTACGCTGTCAGTATCCATATAATATATATTTCCGTTTTCATCTTTTATTGCTTTTAATAATTTATATAATTCTAATCTGGCATAACTGGTGACCATAGAAGCTATACCAACATTAGCACATTTAGCATTAATTGAACTTTCTAATCCGTATATATCATATTTACCATATTTATTATAACTTTTTAATTTCTGGTCCATTAAATATCCGTAAAATCTACACGCTCTGGATTCTTCTGGTGTTTTATGTTTATTCGCTCTTTCATTTACTATTTCTATCTGGTCTCGTTTTAAGTAGTTAATACCGAAAAATCCATAAGTTGAATTAATAATAATTTTAGCGATAGAGCGTAATGCTTTATTGCTTTTTTTTTGCGCGTCTAATTTCATTTTATATAATTCATCTATTATCGGTTTAAAATAATTATCTTTATTATTCCAGTTATAAACCATTAAATATTTATATTCATACCCTAAATTATTTTTTAAACTGTATTTAATTTCTTCTGTGGATATTATACTTTCTCTCCATTGCTCTACATATGGAAATACTAATTTAGTTGATTTATTTGTTTTTGCTAAAACTCCGTGAAGTGGTATATTATTTTTATTAGTATGTCTAAATAATACTTTAACAAATCCAAACCAGTTATTATCAAATTTATTATTATCTTCTAATACTATTTTATTCATTTTACCATAAAAATATTTATTCTTTTTCATAACATATGGATATAAACTAGTAAAATCTACGTAATAATATTTACCCTTATTATAACCCAGTTTTGTCATACATTCATTTCTACCCCCAAAATAATATTTTCTTAATTCCTCATCTGTATATCTATCTAATGTATATAATGGTTTATTATCTAAATCATAATATTTATCTAAAAATACTCTTCTAGCTATTGAAGCATTAGTTAATATATCTGTAATATTAAATTTATAAGCTTTATAAATATTACTATCAAATATATTAAGTATTTCATATAAACTAATACAATCATTTTTTAAATAGTCTTTTGTATATTTATATATTTCTTTTGTATAACAATTATTAATATTTATTTTATCGTGGTCTACATCGCCTGTCAATTTTTTTGTTTTTGATTTAAAATCTTCACAAGCTTTATCTAATGAACAAGCTATAAAATTTATACTATCTCTAAATTCAAATGATTTATTTTTATTAATTGCTTTTATTGTCATATTAATAATTCGTCCATTACTTTCTAAATAAGAAGTAATAATAAATTTATTACTAATTAATAACTCTTTCAATAATAAAAATGTATCAAATTTACCGCCATTATGAGCGTATATAACTTTATTCTTTTTTTCATCATAATATAAATAATTAATAAATTTTATTAATACATTATTATCTTTATCTTTTTTATATATTTCTTTGTATTCTTTTCCGTTATAATATCCTAGGGCATATACTTCTGTATTATTTTTAGTTAGTGTTTCATCTTCTTTATCACATGTTTCTAAATCATATGTAGCTATTTCTCTTTCATTATTTTCATAATCAGGTATTTCAATTAATGTTTGTTCTAAATAATCCTTATCTTTTTTTTCAATATCAACTAATGCGTAAGCGTGTCCGCCTTTAATAATAATATTAATAGTTTCATATTCTTTACTCATAAAATAATTAAATTTTGTAATATCTTTATCTACAAAATGAACAATAATATTAACTTCTAAATACTGAGATAATAATGGACCTAATGTTTTAATATTTTTTTCTAATTTACCCATTTTAACTACAAATTTTTGTGATTGTTTATTAATATTTTTTTTCTTATGTTTTGCTATAAAACAAGCTTTAATAAAACAATTTTCAGTTGTGCTAGGTGATATTATTTGATAATTAGAAATAAATTTAATAAATTTTTCTTTATCATTAATTTTCATATTTATAATATCGTTAATAAATGTTTTTGCATTTTGTTCATTGCCTTTATAAATAAGTAATTCATTTAACGGAGGCGTACCGGCGTATAATATTCTAACCATACTAATTTCTAAATCTTCCGCATCATATTCTAGTAAATAATTATTTATTCTAAATATTAAATCTTCATATAAACTATTAAAGTCAAGAAATGTTGTTCCTATTGTTCTACCACTACCGGATACAACAACTTTTATTCTATTATTTTTTAAAAAATTTAAACCTTTTGTTTTTAATTTTTCCATTATTAATTTTACAAAATCATCTGAATTTAATTGATTTAAATAAATCGGTCTTTGATAATTTAATATTTCTGTTGTTCCTATTCTAATATCTTGATAAGTTCTTATTTTTTTTGGTATAACTCTCGTATTACTATAATTTTGTTTTTTTTCTATTGTAATATTATTCTTAGTATAAGTATTATTATTAACTAGTTTTTTCTTTATTGTTCTATTAGAAAAACCCCTTATTCCGTGATTAGTTCTTATATATAATGCCACTTTATTCATTGATTTTTGTGTTGAAACTAATTGCCCATTATTGTAAATATAATAAATCATAATTGATTATATAATATATTACTATTATAATATATTATATTAACTATTTATTTAAGTAAGTTTTTACTTAATTTTTTATTTTTTTTTTTAAATATAATTCTCTAAAATATTCTTTATCTTTAATTCTTTTACATTCGGAACAAGTGTGCGCAATCCATACATAATTATTTTTTTTATAATTTTTTTTATAAAATTCATCAATATTTTTTTGAATTTGACAATCTTTACAAGTTCTTAACATAGTTTATATTATTATATTATATATTTAATTCTTTATGTAATATATTACTAAAAATATTTAAAGAAATAATTACTTAATATATTATATAATAATTTAAAATGCCAAGTTGTGATTTTAATAATAATGATTGTGAGGGTTGTAATAGTTGTAGAACAGATGAAGAAAAACAGAGATTAAGAGATGAAATAATGAATAGAAATGATAAAGTTGTTGATGTTATAATTGATAAGGATGGTGATGAGATATTTATAGAAAAAAGGACTAATGATGGTATTTATACTGTTAAAAATAGAAAGATTAGAAAAAAAGAAATAGTTGATGATGATGATGATGCTATATGTATATGTAATTATAATGAAGATTCTGAATATTGTGTTTGTTTTGAAAAAAAATCTATTGATGAACAAGAAAAAGAAATATTTTTTGAATTTAAATTAAAAATACCAAAAGCAGAAAAAATAGATAAAATAAAAAATATTTGTTCTGAAATTGAAAATAAAAAAAATGAATTAAATGAATTAATAAAAGAATATAAAAAATTACTTAAGACCCTGTAAAGGTATAATATCATTCTCTTCAGTATCAAATATACTCAAATCTAATATACAGGATATTTCATTTTCTTTTTCATTTTCTTTATTCATTTTTTCTATAAAACGATTATGTTTAACCGTTTTAAAGTGTCTTTGTTTATTATATGGTTCAATATATGATGAACCACATATACATTTAACTTCTGATTTATATTTCTTATAACTATCCGATAATTCTCTTTTACGTCTCCTATCATTATTTTGTCTAGCATTTATTTTATCTCTATTACGTTCTCTATATCTTTTATTGCCTTGGTATGTTGAATGATAATATATACTCTCAACATAAAATTGCTCTCCTTCAATAGTTATATAACCCATATATTATATTAGCATAAATTTTTTAAATAATCAAAACATTTAATAGGTTTAATATCTTTATTAAATGTTATAGTATGTTTATCAACTTGTATTAATACATCAATAAATTCTATTATTAAACTTTCAATCAAGGGATCAAATTTCATTATTATTTTTAATTGGTCTAATACATATTCTTTCTTTTCTTTTCCTGTTTTTAAATCTTCTAGTTCTTCTGCTACTTTCATTAATCTAATTAAATTATTTATTATATATTTACTCATAATTATATAATAATATTAGATTATAATAATCGACTATCATTAATCATATTTAATTTAGCATTTACATCATCAATATATTCTAAATATTCTTTTGATGAACAGTGATTGCGTAACAGCACAGCATTTATTTCTCTTGCTAATTCTTCATATTGTAAAGTTGCTACATTATAGTTAGTTAGTCTAATTTTTGAATTATATGTTTTTTGCGCTTGAGCAAGAACTAAACCTAGTCCAGCACACGTCGCAGAAGCGATTAATAATGGAGGTAGTCCTATACCTGATATAGTCAATGCTACAGCAGACATATTTAATGAAGTGTGAGCAACATCGCATATATCATCTTTTGTTTTTAAACGCTTATATCTTCTTCTATATATATTACATTGAATTATACAATGCTTATGAAGTTCTCTCAATCTTTTTCTTTTTTGATTTATTTTGTTCTGTTCTTCAGACATCTTATAATATTATATTAGAAAAATTAATTAGAATGTTTTAGATAATTTTGAAACTGATGTTTTAATACTATTATTAGCATTATTAGAACTAAATTGTGCCGTCACCAGTAATACATTATTAGCAGTTGTATCAAATGTTGTATTGTTTTGGAATACTCCACGTTCACCACGAAAAGCACCACCAGCACCGCCATTGTATGTAAAATCAAAATTACTACATATATCAGCAACACCAGCACCTCCGATATTTCTCAATTGAAAATCTACCTCCACCTCAAATGATACGCCAGATGAAGAAACCAAAGGCACAGCGAGGTCTGCTAATACTATTGTAGATGTTGGGCCACCATATAATCTAATGTTTATAGTATCACCATTTTGACTACTAAAATCACCAGCAAGAACTAAATGAAAACTATCGCCAATATTAAAACCATTTGCTGGAACAGTTAATCCCCCTACAAAAGTTGTAGGTAATATACTTTGTTCTGCCGTTGATGCCGTCAATGTTAAACTATCAGCAGTCCCAGCAAATACCCCACCTTGTGGAGAAAACCCATTAATACTACTTACATTATTAATAGCTCCATTAGACATATCAAAAGACGAAGGGGTAAATGAAGGCACGAATGTTGGTATATTTTGAAAGAATGTAATAAATGAACCATCCATCTCAATAGATTGACCAGTACC